CCGCTTTTAACCGCTTCTTATAGCTCTCGACAAAATCTTTACCTACAGGTCTGCCACCGGGACATTCCATGATAATATATTCCCAGGGGATATCTGTTTTTTGGCGGCATAAACTCTCTATTGATAACCAGAAGATAGGAGCATTATTCCATGTTGGCGTACCAATAGTAATAAGATCATTGCTTAAAACAGCCTGTTTTTCTTTTATTATTATCTCAGGTCTATCAATCTTTTCTATCTCAGGCATCTTGCCATGATGGTTCTTACCTGCCTGTGTGCCGGTTAATATTTTGTTTATCCACTTAACCTCAAGGTGGTCACTAAGATATTTAATAATATGATAATCGCTTGCGGGCCGTGCCTCCCAGGGAACAGGTAGATGCTTTGAATGAAACAATATACCTATGCCGCTAACCTGGCCCTGTTTAATAATCTTACCAAAATGCTTATCGTTCGGTGCTGTCCATGTATTTATTTTTACTTTCCATATCAATAACTGCTCTTCATGATCTATCTGATCAACAATCTCCTGAACACTGGTATCTTTAAGTAACATATCGTCATCATCAAGATACATTACCCATCCTGTCTTAACCTGTTTACCCAAATCGTTCAGATGAAGATTCCAGGGTAGGAACTTACCCGTTTTAGGTTTCAGGCGTATAGCATCACGGTAATATGGACATATTACCTCGCTGCCAACAATATGATTTATTTTCATTGACCGGTCATTAAATTTACCCTCACCCTGTATGTATGTCTGTGACATAATGCTTTTTCTGCACTCTTTGAAGCTATTAGGACGCTTAAATGTGCGAGTAAGTATATTAACTACCGGATCAATGTTACGCTCACTTATCCAGTTATGATCAGGATCATACAAGCTCATGTTACCTACTTTTTGCACTCCTTTTTTTCTTAACCTTGCATTCGTTACTGTATTTTCATGTTGTATCCATTTACATAGTCCAGTCTCAATCATAAATACTTCATCAACAAACTTCCACATATGACCGTGGCTACCCTTATAAACCGGAAGAGTAGGATCTTTCTGGCATAAGGTTAAAAACATACTTGTACGCTTCGCATGATAAGCAGGTACACTCATCTCTTTCATCGAAGGATATTCTACTTTAACCGGTTGTACATGAATGACAAACTTATCAATGTCCTTATGTTCACGGTAACAATCCTGTATCTTTTCAATATAGTCCTCACGCATCCAGTCATCAAAGTCATGGCGTGTCTGTATAGTATAACCACCTTGTGCCGGTATGTCGCGATATTGTTCTATCCCACCGGTAAAAGGCGTAAAGTCAATGCCTATCTTATCGCGTACATACTGAACATCTTCACGGCGTATAAGCAGCCCGAACTCAAAATCCTTGCATGTCTGCTTTTTAAGCTGTGGGATAAATATTTTCATGCCCACTGCAATATACTTATCAAGCAGTTTGCGGTTGTCGAACCAAAGCCGTGTTATTACGAGATGTTTCATAGTGATGCAAGTTTTTCCGCTATATCAGCCGGTATTATTTCATCAAGTCTTTTTGTTGTCTGATAAAATGGCATCTTGAAATTATCAATCATCTTACCGCGCTTATCGCTTATATTGTTATATCCGTGAGTGCATAAAGTATTGAGATGTTTTTTTTCATCCTTTGGTTTATCCGGTCTGCAGTTATTAAATATCCATGCGTTAAGCAAGCGATGCTTTTCCTGTGTAGGCAGTCGGCGCATCAGGCGTGTATCTATTGACATCTGTAGTCCTGTTTTCGATGCGGGCCGTTCTCTAAGATCATAAGCAGCAACAATACCGGACAGACAATTATAAAAATAACCGCTTTTAGTTGTCAGCCAATCATGCCCTTTCTTAAAAGCCTCCCATGTATCCTGTATCATATATTTCTGGTAATAATTATCAGCATCACAAATACAGAACATGCGGCTACGTTTATCGGCCTCATGCCCCAGCCTTGCCCATTTCTGTGATAATGGCAGTCTGATATCTGATGTCAGATAATAGAAATGCCTGCATCCTGCAGATTGTAACCGCTTAAGATAATTACGGAAGAAATCCTCACCACAAGCCTGAGCGTGCCTTTCCTCAAAAACAATAAGCTCCCATTGCCTGTTTGTCTGCTGACGGCAAAGGCTCTCCATTGCAAGCCATGCAATATCTTTACTATTCCATACTGGTATGCCTACTGTTATCATAACTTTTTAGCATTTCTAAAAATGACTGATCAATCTCTTTATATGGTATGCTGCGGGCAAGTATTCCCGGATGCCTGCCACCAACTATATTATTAACATCAATAACAATCTTGCGCCTGCGATCAAGTAATATATCCAACTCACCGAAATCTATACCGAACTTACGGCATTTATTCAACAGATCCTTACTCTCGGCAGGCGTAAAGAATTTATCAGGCTCAATATTATTGACTTTATTTGTTGATGTGATAAAGCGATCAAGCTCATAACGTTTGTTAACATGCGTAATCGTGCCTCCCATAAGGAACACGCGGTAACGAACAAAATATTTTCCTTCCCTATTGTTAATAACCCGTTGATAAACATAACCTGGCCTGGGCTCTATCGGACACTTCACAATCCTATGATATTGATGACCTCCCTGCCATTCGCGCTTTTCAACGCATGTTCCTCTATGTTTTAATGGATTCACACTTATGTCATTAAATATTTTATTCACTTTCACTTTACTTATATCCCAGCAACCACGATTAAGAATTATTTTGTCTCTCAAAGTTAGTTCAGGAGGTTTTATTCTACATCGTGTATAGCTCCAGAAGATATGCAAATCATACGGCTTCCCAGGATCATTATGATATTTTACCCAGTCACAATTTTCCAGTATGCGCAGCACGCGCGAATAACGTTTATAGTTATCCAATGGGTCCGGATAAAACAGAATAGTCATCCTCGCCGCATAATTTCTTCTTCAGCAGTTTCACGCGCACCCTTGCGGCTATCATACTTTACTATATCAAGCAACTCATCCTCTGTCAACTGTTGTATTTTAAGCCTCAATTTAGGAATAGACAAAGGATAATCTTTTGCCTCAACAGCATCCTTTGTTTCTGCAGGCTGGTGCTTTTCCTCTTTAGTCTCTATTACCTGTTTTTCCTCTTTTTGCGTGATCACTTCTTCGGCTTTGCCGCGTGTTATCAGCTTGTCAGCAAAATGACGCGATACGCGATAAATACTGCCTTTCTGATAACTCTGTACTTTACCGATGATTTTAATACGTTTTTTCATAATATAATTTTAATAGCAGGGGAAATAAGTTAGCTATTCCCATCTCCCCATGCCAATTTAACATATACCTTAACTTGCTGCACCTGTACTCAGCACGCAAATGCCAGTAGGTAGCACGCAGACATAACCTACGCGTTTATGTACTCTCAGAGCATACATATCCTGCTCGGCAAGATTTATAAGCTCATTATTCTCGTCATAAACGCTGGCCTGATCAAGTAGCTTGACCCTTATCCCCTGTTTATCACCGTAAACACAGCATTTCTGAAGGTTACCAAAGATAATAAAGGGCTCATCATTCTCAACATCCATATCTCCAGGCTCAAAATCGTTGATATCCTCAACATCGTACAGATCAGCAACTGACGGCATACTCTCAGTCAATACAACTGGGAAGCCCCATATCTGACCCGGTGAACTTTCACCCGGCGTTTGTACAAGGAATGCTCCACGTGAATCACCGGCAGCAACAGCATCACTGCGACGAGCGCAGAGAGCAGCCCACACCTGGCGGTTCATATAGAATTTAGACCCCGTTACAGCACCTTCGGGTATAGATACTGTCATAGCTAGCAGACTTTCAGGACGCATATCAATAGGCCCAACAGTTGCGGCAAGGGCTAAACCTACCACATTTGGATTATTCAATATCCCTGTCCAGGGCGCACCCACACCAGCAAAGAACTGATTATCTTCTTCGGCTGCTATAGCCTCACCCAGCAGTTGCCCGCAGAGTGAAGTAAGATTGATAATTGAATCCTCAAGAATTTCCTCAGTCATAATAACCATTGCTGCAACAGTCTCAAGTACCTGTTCAACACGTGAGGTAACAGGCTTGGTTTTTGGCTTGGCTTCACCCTCACCTATCCAGTCAACTGTTACGTTTGTTAGCAACGTTGGTATATAACGACTATTTCCGGCACCTGAGAATGGCAGATAACGCATCTCACGACGGGCCACACCACCGCTTACAACAAAGCGATTAACTTCGGCAAGCAATAACTCAGGTATAAGATAAGCACCCTGTGACTGATCGGTTGAAAGCATATCACTGCCCGCACCTGTATGTAATACAGGTTCAAGCTCTGTTTTCTGCTCCAGTTCTTTCAGCTCTTTCTCAACCGCTTTTATGCCTTCACGATCTTTGTGTAGAAAGGCACGTATCCACTTATTGTTAAGTGAGCGTTCTTTAGCTTCTTCCTCTTCTTTATTAATAGTTGGCTTCTCAGCGCGTATCTTCTCCATCTCTTTAAAAGCAGCATTAATATGCTCCATTATCTCATCATACTTGAATGAGTTTTTATGCTCATCAAGTTTTCCCTGCAATTCTGTCTTTGCAGTTTCCAGATCCTCCTTATTAATAGACTTTTCGATAGCCTGTACAAAAGCCTTATCGATAGTCTCAAGGAATGCCAGGTGATCATCATCGAATGAATGTTCATCCGGCAATTTAATATGTTTAAACTCGTATTTCATATTATACATTTTTAATGGTTAATAAACTATATCGTTGTTTTGAAGTGGACTGGCCTCCGGCTCGCGGGGGAGTGGATGGTTGCTCCGGCTTCAGTTCAAATTTACGAAAAATTTCTTGTATTTGTTTTAATTGTATCTCTAAAAGTTCAAAAGCCTCATCAGAATAATTGCCTGATGCAAATGCCTTATTTAGCTTGTCGAGCTTTTTGACCCAGTAATTATAATCATCTCTGCTCTTTATTACCGGCGTGTTTTGGTTAGCTCCCCACTTATCAAGTGATGTTACTTCCCATAATATTGCTTCTTTTATTACCCGGACATCTTTATCTTCGATACGGTCCTCTCCTGTTTTCACCACTTCAAACCCGTGCGAATGTTCGGTTATTATGCCGTCATCATACATCGTTAATACATCGCGGCCTACCTGGTGACGGCCAAGCTTACTCAGGAACCATCCTCCATTTTCATCTTCGCCAAGCTCAAGAATTACACCGGCAGCATCCCAGTGATTGAATAAATGCTTTATGCGCGGCAGCGCACTTTTTGGCCCACGTTCAGTTATGCTTTTTGCATAAGCACCAGGCAGGATAATGTCATTATCACTGTCAACTGTCTGGCTATTATAATAATAAGCTTGCACTGTTCTTTTTTGCAGATCAATATCTTTAATATTGCTGCAAGGCATCCCATATTTGTAAAATGTTTCCATATCCTTGTTTTTTAATAACTATCTCTTTCAACAATAATCTCATATCCGCAACGACAATTTATAATATCTTCTGCTGCGCCGTTTGCACTGTCACCAGGATATTCAAGCTGTGATCCACTGGGCAAAGTAAACATCTCATTCATCGGTACTTCCACACCATCCATTGCCATGTGATCTTCCCTGCTCCTGCCGTCAAATGTGCTTATCCACACCTTCTTTTTGTTGCCCGGCAATTCACTTGCGCCTATCTTCACCCCTTCATTACTGGCATTCACCACCTCGGTCCGGGCTATCCTGAGCGCTTTCCACAGGTCCATCTCTCCCTGTGCCTTGCTTATGTTCCTGGCTATCTTCTCAATCCCTATCCCTTCGGATATGCCAGCTTCAACATATTTCCTGACAATCGTTTCGATATCCCCGCCATGTGTGCGTATAATACTTTCTATACCGGGTCCTTTCTTTGTTCGTACATATTCAAGTATGATAGGCAGCCAGTCATCCTCCTGTTTTGTCTCAATATCAACGCCTGCTTTTTTTGCTGTCAGCTTAGCCCAATCTGTTGCTGTTTTGGAATAGTATTGTTCCATTGCCTGGGTGACAACTGCCTTATTAAGTTTTATGTCGCGTGCCGTCTGTATCATATCCGTAGGGTCATTCACTTGTTTTAATTCATTTACTAACTGTTTACGCAAGCTATCATACATACCTTTAAAAAGTTTCTCACCAAGCCTTATATATGGCAGCCGCTTTCTATTTATTTCCTCCCAGGTCATTTAATATTTTGTATTGGAATCATAATCCCTGTAAA